CGGCTTCACTACGTGTACGTTCGGGCATCGTTAGGCTCCCTCAAAACCGGCGGCGCATCTTATTATAAGAGACCGCAACAGGAGAAGTAACAATGGCTTACGTCGCAGTATCAAATAGCCCGATCCGGGTACGCCAGACCAGCGGCGCGGTTGACCCGGGTTATGGCCAGGGCGATCCCGGGCGTCCGGATAATTCGCTGCCGGGCGGTGGCTACCCGAGCCAGGGCTTGCCGCCCGGTGGGCAGATTGACAACAGCCTGCCCGAGCCGCCGCCGGGGATCTGGCCGCCGGCCTCTCCGGGGCATCCGTGGTTGCCGATCCCGCCGGACGCCAGCACCAAGCCGCCGCCGGGGACGGTATGGCCGCCGGTGGCGGAGAGTTTGCCGGATGGCGAGTTTTGGGTGGTGGTCGGCATTCCCGGGGTGGGTTGGCGCTATGTCTGCGTCGACTTGAACCTGCGGCCGGACAACTCTCTCCCGGGCCAGCCCGGTCACCCGGCCAATCGCCCGCCGGGGCAAGGAGCTCCGCCGCGGCCGGATCAGGGGCTCCCCCCGACCGCCGAACCGAAGCGGTAGGAACAAGAGGTCGCCTCGTGGCGCCCTTTCCTTTTTAGGAGCAGAGATGAGTGCGAGTGACAGCGCGATGCTGCAGGGCCTGACGGAGCGGATCGAGAAGCTAGAGAAGACCGTCCAGGAGTTGGTCGAGCGCGTCCAGGGCAAGGAGCTGCACGGCGATCTCTACGGCCCGGAGGTCAACCACACCGAAGAGCGCGAGGCGCGTCGTGGGCCGGGTCGGCCGCCCGGAGCGCGCTGATTGGGATAGCGGGATCGTTGGTAGCAGGCGGTGCAGAGGCCGAGGGCAACGTGCTGCCGACTGGTCCCGCCGCAGTCGGTGCAGCGGTCATGTTTTCTGGCCCACCCGATAAGACCGACGTGAATGCCAGGATGAGCGTATCGGGTGGTTAGTCTAAGATTTTCGGGGGAATTATTGAGCGTATCTTCATTGACATGATGGACGTGCTCCCAGGTTTCGAGCGGGCGTCCGATCATAGTTTCCATGACGGCGCGATGCTCATACTTCCACCCTGTCTTAGTTTTGATCATGCGATAGACCATACCCGGGCCGGAATAGTGCAGGCGGGATGCTCCGATGGGTCGCGGTATTCTTACGGAGACGCCGCGCTGTCGGTCGGCTTTAGCTCGCATGCCATGCCCAGATATGAATTTTGGATAAATGCTAACTCGTCCGGTTTTCTTGTCGATACGGGGCGGAATTTGATTTCCGCAGCCGCAGGGGCAGATTTTTACAACAGTTCTGGAGCCGCGCTGTGGCATGCGTCATTATCCTCTAGCGCAATGGAGCACGATGGTATGCCGTCAAGAACTAAGAAGCAAGCTAAGACGATGGCCGCGGCGGCGCACAACCCGGCCTTTGCCAAGAAGGTCGGCATTCCGCAGTCGGTAGCGAAAGATTTTAACCAGGCTGACAAGGGGGCCGGGATCTTGAAGAAGAAGGGCAAAAAGGGCCGCTGATGAGCGACGCTTACCGGACCCTGGGGAGCGCCTTTGCCGGCGACGATCTGCCGGGCAGCATGCGTCCTGGAGGACGCCGGCAGCCGGAACGCCCGCAGGAGATCGTCCAGGGTCTCGATCTGGACGAACTGGATGAGGAGAACGTCAAGTCGATCATCCAGGAAGAGTTGGACAGCGCCCTCGGCAAGGATGGCGGGCAGCTCAGCCACGATCGCATGGAGGCGATGAAGTATTACAACGGCGAGCCGTTCGGCAACGAGGTGGCGGACCGCAGCCAGGTCGTCATGCGCACCGTGCTGGAGGCGGTGGAGTGGGTCATTCCGGCGCTTATCCGGATCTTCACGGCATCGGACAAGCTGTGCATTGTCGAGCCGCCGCGGCCGGGGATGGAAAATATTGCCAGGCAGGCAACCGACTTTCTTAATTACACCCTGATGAGCGACAATAACGGGTTTATGTTGCTCCACGATTGGTTTAAGGATGCTCTACTGGAACGCTTGGGTTGGGTAAAGTATTATTGGGACACCCAGAAGACCACCGAGACCTATACGTATACAGGACTGACCAAGGAGCAATATGACGCGCTCTTGGGCGATGACGAAGACATCGAAGTCGTCAAGCTGACGAAATACACCCAGGACGCGGACGAGTTCACGATGGACCGGCCTTTTGTGCCGCCACCCGCGCCCATGCCGTTGCCTCCCCCGATGCCAATCGGGCAGCCAGGACCGCCTGCCATGCCCGCCCCAGGGCCTCTGCCGCCAGGTCCGGGTGTTCCGGGAATGGGTGGTCTTCCTGGCGGAGTTGGTCCCGGGCCAATGCCAGGGCCGCTGCCGCCGCCTCCAGGGCTTGCCGGGCTGTCTCCAGGTGCGCCGTCGCAGCCGATGCTGCCATCACTACCGCCTCCGCCGGTTGAGCTGTACGACTGTACCTTGCGGGTTACCCGCGAGCACGGTGTTGTGCGCATCCAGAACGTGCCGCCGGAGGAGATCCTATTCTCCCGCCGGGCCAAACGCGGCGATATCCCGTTCCTGTCCCACCGGCGCAGATGGACTTATAGCGATCTCGTCCAGCAGGGCTACGACCAGGAGTGCCTCGACCTGGTGCCGATGGACGATAGTGCCGAGTTCAGTATGGAGCGGGTGGAGCGGCATAGCGAGGAGCAGGACTGGCCGCATGGCAACGCCAAGGGCAGCCGCAGGGAGATCTGGGTCGAGGAGAACTACTGCAAATTAGCGGTCGAGGAGTTCGACGAAGGCGGCAAGACATCTGAACTCTACCGGGTGATGACCGCCGGTAACGGCATGGTCATTCTAACGAAAGACGGCAAGGCGGCGGTCGAGTGCGTCGACGAGGTGCCGTTTATCAGCATCTGCCCGATCCCCGCCTCTCATAAGTTGGTCGGGCAGTCTCTCGCCGATCTGACGATGGATCTGCAATTGATCAAGTCGACCTTGATCCGGCAGATGATTGACAACGCTTTCCTGTCCAACTGGCCCCGCATCGAGGTCGGTGACGATAGTGTCAATGAGAATACTTACGACGATCTTCTAACTCTCCGGCCCGGCGGGATCGTCAGGACCAGAAGGCTGGGCGGCGTCCAGCCGATGATGATCCCGTTCACTGCGGATAAGAGCTTTCCATTAGTCCAATATTTGGACGAGATCGCCCAGCTCAGGACAGGCATATCATCTCAAGGCCAGATGATCAGCCCGGACGCGCTGAACAACACCGCCGCCGCCTCGATCGCTATGTTGCAGCAATCGGCGGCGCAGCGGGTGGAGTTGTTTGCCAGGATCTTCGCTCACGGGGTGGAAGAACTGATGCGTGGGGTGATGCGCCTCATTCGGAAAAATCAGCAGCAGGAACGCATCATCCGGGTGACTGGCGGCTGGCTGAATGTCGACCCCAGGGAGTGGCGGCAGGAGATGCCGGTGACGGTGTCGGTAGGGCTCGGCACCGGCAACCGCGACCAGATATTGCAGCATTTGATGCAGGTGATCCAACTGCAGGGGACCATCGTGCAGCAGCAGGGTGGTGTCGGCGGGCCCCTGGTGTACCCGCAGAATGTCTACGACGCGCTGAAGGCCTTGCAGGAAAATGCGGGCTTTAAGAGCAGCTTCTTCGCTGATCCCAGACAAGGCCCGCCACCGGGCAGCCCGCCGCCGCCGCCGAAACCGCCTGATCCGGAGATGCTGAAGGCGCAGGCCAAGATCCAACAGGAGCAGATGCAGGCGCAGGCCAATTCTCAGGCGATCGTCATCAAGGCGCAGGCGGAGGAGCGGCTGCTCAACGAGAAAGCCCAGGCTGACGCAGCGATCCAGCAGCAGAAGCTGCAGCACGAAAAGGAGATGGGGCTCCTCAAGGCCGAGTACGAAAAGGAGCTGGAGCGCCAGAAGGCGGAGAACAACCTAGCCGTCGGCATGGCCAAGGTCAGGATCGCGGGCGAAGCAAAACAGCGCGAGATCGAGCTGAAATACGCTGCCGGGGCTTACGACCAGCGCCCGGTGGGGCCACCCAACGGACCGGTCAATGGCGGCGCTTGATTGGCTACAAAGCCTGTTGGGTGGCGGCGATCCCGAGGCGGAAGGTGCCGCGCAAGCCAGCACGGCGATGCAGCCGGCGGTGCTGCAGCACCTCCAGGACATCATCAGCGGCAAGGTAGCGACGGGCGGCGCACTGGCGCAGAACTATTATGACCCGCAGGCTAGCTTCGCACAGAACGCGTTAAACCCGGCTGCTCTCGGGCAGGCGACCGACATCGCGATGGGGGTCGGGCCGGGAGCGATCCGAGTGCCGCGTATGACGCCTGCCATGCAGCGGCAGATGATCACGCTCGACACGCCGTTGGCTTCGGCGCCGGAGGACGTTATCCCGACGCCGCTGGTGCCGAACACGCCGCCGGCGAAGTTTCCGCAGTACGCCGAAAGCTATCCGGAGATCGGTCCGCCGGTTTTGAAGCTCGATAAAAAGAAGGGGGAAGAGTATCTGGCCAAGCAACTGACGCCGGAGGCTACGGCTTTCAAAAAGGAACGCGAACGCATCGTCAAAGACATGAATGATGTTGGGTTCACACCTTATTTTGACCCGGCAATGCGGACCAATGTAGACCCGTCATACTACCCCCCGAACCTCGATACGGCGTCGATTGTACCGGCCAAACAGGCGACGATCGATACGCATATGTCGGTGATCGGCAGTCCGGAGGCGCGCGAGCGGCTGCAGACCGCTTATCAGCGCGGCAGCGAGATGCCGAACACCGAGCAGTGGTATGCGATGAAGCAGCTTGAGGACGAGTTCATCAAGCATTTGGGACCGGTTGCCGGGCGGGAAGCTTTCCAGCAGAAATTTGCGACCAGCATGGCGGCGACTACCGGCGGGGCCAATCCGGAGAGCAACTTCTTGATGGCGATGTACGGCAATTATCTCCGAAATCAGGGGGCGCCGTATCCCCAGGCGGCTTACGACATGCCGTTCCCGATCGGTGGTCGGTATGCGTCAGGAAACATGGAGCAGCACCAGAAGATCTTTGACGCCGGCGGGTTCTCGTCGCTCGGTGCAGCCAACCCGAAACGCCACGATTTCTCGCAGGCATTTACCGGCAATCCGAATGTTGTGACGATGGACGAGCAGATGACATCCGGCATGGTTCCGGGGCTTAACGTACCGAATTGGTACGGCTTACATCAACAGGTGGCGCGCGAGGAGGCGGCTAAGGCCGGCGTCTCCGGGCGAGACTTTCAGGATGTCGCCTGGGGCGGGTTCAAGAACCTGAAGGACCCGAAATACACCTCGGGCCAGCCGATGATCGATGTTGTCAACGAGAGCATTGAGCGCACCCATCGGCTGACCGGCATGCCGCGCGAGGAGATCGTGCGGCGCGGCATCGTCAACAGCGAGATCCCGATGTACGGGCTGTTAGGTGCCGTCGGGCTGGGAGCGGTGGCCAACCAGTACTAGCTGTACCAGTCGAGGTCTTCGATGATCGGGCCCGCGGCCTCGTAGGTGAAGCGCAGCCCGTCTAGCTGGCGATCGGCCATGCGCCATTCGGCCGAGTCAAAGTCGGCGGCTTTCTTGCGCGCCACCAGCGCGGTGATGACGCGCTCAAGGTCTTCTTCGGTTTCGGGATGGTTCATGATTAACACTCCGGAGGCATTATAGCACCGATGGCCGTCGTGGAGTTTCGCCGGAAAGAGCCGCCCGAACCCCGGATTTGGCAATGCAACTGCGATTGCCAGGCGTTTTGGCTGTACGAGGATGGCAGCATCCAGTGCCAGGCGTGCGACGCCTTTGCCAACACAATGAAGGGGCAGTGGTCGGTGGTGGTGGCGGAAGCGGATGATCCTGCTTAATACGGTGACGGACGGAAGCCTGACTACACCAGTGCTTGTCGGGTCGGCCGCGCCCTATCCGCCGTCGGGTCCGGCTATAGCATGATCTGGGGTCGGTTTGCCCGATTTCTGGCGGAGGCAAAGAAGCCCTGGCGCTCTACTCAGCCGGTGCCGCAGAGCCAGGGCGAGTTGGGCGAAGAGGCTAGGAAGCTCCTCGACAACCCGGTTCTGATCGAAGCCTTGGACCGGATCGAGCGGAGTTTGACCAACACCTGGCGCAACAGCCGGGCGGGGGACGAGGCGGAGCGCGAGGCTTCTTACCGGCTCTACTGGGCGGTGGAAAGCTTAAAGGCGGAACTGCGAGTGATGATCGCGAATGCTGGAATGAGTAATCGGCAATGATTATTGAAATCTTGTTCATTATGGTGATGTTCCTTTGGCTCCTCACCATTCTACCGTTCCCGCCACTGGCGCCTTACTCCGGGTCTAATGTGTTCTTTGCCTTTGTCGCCGTGTTGTTGTTGGGCCTCTATCTCTTCCTGCCGGCCTTGCGCGGATGAACGTCGAGGGCCTTACCAACCGGCAGCTCCTGGTGCGGGCATTGAAGCGCCTTCTGGACGAGATCGAGCCGGGGATGGTTTCAAACGAAGCTATCCGGTGGGCTGAAGAGGCCCTGGGCGAGGTTGTCAGAAACAAAAAGCCCGAGAGCTTGGCTAAACTAAAGCCGAGCAAGAAAATCTAACTCAGCCCGGCATTAAAGCCGGGCTTTTTTATAGGACAAATCAGATGAGCGACAACGCCCCCACTGTGGGCGGCGACGTATCTGTGCTGCCGAGCGACAGCCGCGCCATGACCGAAGCGCAGGTCATGGAGGGCATCGAAGGATTGCTCGACGACAAACCGAAAAAGCGACAACCGCGGACGCTGGAGACCCGGCCACTACCGTTGCGCGACAGCGCGATGGGGCCGGATGACCAGTCAGCGGCAGAGGAGCAAGGGTCGGATGACCCGAAGCCTGGACCGGAAGATCCGGCCCCCAGTGATGAGGAGGAGGAGGACGAAGCCTACGAACCCGACCTCGAACCCGCCCAAGAGGGCGAGGACGGGTCGGACCATCAAGGGATCGAGCCGCCAAACAGTTGGAGTAGAGAAGACAAGGAAGTGTTCCGAGCGCTCCCACCCGAAGCACAGGCGGTTATCGCCCGGCGGGAGAGCGAGCAGAACAAGGCCTTTACCCAGAAGACCCAAGAGATAGCCGAACATCGCAAAGCACTCGAAAGTACTTTTCTCACTGTTCAGCAGGAGCGCGAAGCCTACGCTAACAATCTGCAACAACTGTTGTTTGTCGCTGCCCCCGAGGCTCAGAAGTTCCAAGAGATCGATTGGCAGCGACTAGCCCAGGAACAGCCGGCCGACTATGTGCGGCTCTCTGCCGAACGCGACGCTCTCAGAGGTCGCATCGGCGGTATCCAGCAGGAACTGCAACGGGTTGCGGCGCAGAGCAGAGAGGCTCAGGCGTGGCAATTCCAGCAGACCGTGCAGGCCGAGCAACAGAAGCTGCGCGAGGCTATCCCGGAATTTGCCGACCCCGAGAAGGGGCCACGGAAAATTGCGGAGATGCGGCAGTGGCTTCAGAAAAAAGGCTTTGCCGACCAGGAAATCAGCCAGGTGGTGGATCACCGGGTGCTGCTTGTGGTCGAGGAGGCGATGCAGGCCGACCGGCAGAAAGTGATCCGCCGGGAGGCTCAGCAGAAGCGCAGCAACGGCAATGGCATTCCCGTACAACCGCCCGGCGCTTCACGACAGAGGCCGGACAGTCGGGCAGCCCAACGCCGCAATGAAAAGATGGCAGCGCTCAAGCGTAGCGGCAGTGAAAAAGACGCGATCGGCTATCTCATGGAGATCCTCTGACAACCGACGCCTTACACCGCCTTAGGCAAGCGGCACCGCCACCGTCGCGACGACGGCGGCATTCCCTCTTGATGGAGCCTTCTCTATGGCAATTATCTCAGGAACCGCGACTACCTTTGCGGGTAGTCCAGGAATGCAGGGGCTCAGGGAGGACCTGAGCGACATGATCTACAACCTAAGCCCGTCTGGATTTCGGACCTTTGACGTAGTATGATCATCGCCTCTGTGAGGGGTGATGATGCGTGTTTCCGTTCAATGTGAGTGGTGCGGCAAAGAAGAGCGGGTGATCCCCGCAAGAGCGGTAAAATACCGCTTCTGTTCTTACGCCTGTAGAGGGGCGTGGCGTGCGGTCAACTGGCGTGGGGAAAATCACCCCAATTGGCAGGGGGAAAGGATACGCGAGGCGCTTTGCCAGCATTGCGGCAAGAGCTTTGCCTTCAATCCCTATGGGGAGTACGTCAACAAGCCTCATCAATTCTGTTCTCCGGAGTGCAAAAAGGCGGGTCAGAAACGCTATTACGGCGTTGAACATCCGCTCTACAATCCGAATTCTCGCCGGGCTAACCGACGAGGGCGGCACGGCGCATGGGCGCGCGCGGTCATCGGCCGAGATAGCGCTACATGTCAGCACTGTGGGGCAGCAGGTGTCGAACTCCACGCGCACCATATTATGTCGTACGAGCAATATCCCGAGCTTCGCTGGGAAGTTAGTAACGGGGTTACGCTCTGCTACCGATGTCATTGGGCGGTACATACTGCATCAGATGCAAACGGGGTGAATTCGGGGGATCTCCGACCGGGTAATGCCGAGGACAATCCCGAGCCAAGCTTCGGGCGAAAGCCCGTTGAAGGTGTAACGACTAGAGGCCGAGCCTACCGCCGATGGGATGGCAATTGCGAGGAATGCGGCAAGTTCATATCGAAGCGCTGGAGCGACACGGTCGGTAAGGCCCATCTCTTCTGCTCTCGAAGCTGTGCTTCCAAGTTCCAATGCAGGCGCCAATACGCCCCCAAAACGGCCATGGCAGTAATTGCCTCCACGAGCGCCCTGCCCGAAAGGGATGATATAGTCTGACCTGCCGGGTAACCGGTAGAAGTGCGGATAAAGAGCCGCACGATAACAGGGGTGGATACCCCATTCACCAGTAATGTCGGCCGTGGAACTGCCGACGCGGTTTATCACGAGTGGCAAACCGACAGTCTAGCTGCCCCGAATACTGCCAACGCGCAGTTCCAGGGCGACGACATTGCGACTTTTACTGCCGCATCAGTGACGACAAGGCTGGGTAATAGAACCCAGATCTCTAGAAAAGAAGTCATCATCTCGGCGACGCTGGACGCGGTGAACAAAGCCGGCCGGCGCACCGAGCTGGCCTACCAGCTCACCAAGCGTGCCAAGGAGCTGAAGATCGACATCGAAGCGATCCTGCTCTCGAACCAGGCCAAGGTCGTTGGTGCGGCGGCAACGGCGCCGAAAGCTGCCAGCGTGTTGAGCTGGATCAAGACCAACGTCAGCCATGTCGGCACCAATCCTACTGGAGACGGGACCGATGCACGGGTAGACGGCACGCCGCGGGCCTTTACCGAGGCGATGCTCAAAACGGTGATGGCGAGCGTTTACAACAACAGTTCGGAGGACCTCGACGTGCTGATGGTGGGCGCGTCGAACAAAGCGGTGGCCTCAGGGTTCGCCGGCGGCGCACAGAAGACCTACGACGTGTCGGATCGTAAGTTGGTTACCACGATCGACGTGTACGTGGGCGATTTTTCGACCGTGAGGATCATCCCCAACCGCTTTATGCGGGTGCGGGATGCGCTCCTGCTCAATTGGTCACTCTGGTCGGTCGATTGGTTGCGGCCGATCCGGCAGTTCGAGTTGGCCAAGACGGGCGACGCCGAGAAGCGGATGCTTGTGGGTGAATGGACATTGCGGGCCAACAACGAGGCCGGCAACGGAGCCGTTTACGACCTCACGGCGCCGTAACCGGACCTGAACAGAAGGAGGGACAACTCTGGGGTTGTTCCTCCTTTTTCATGGCGCGTCCGGCAACCGCTTAGCGCAGCGCGGGCACCATCGCCGTTCTGTCGCGACCAGGCCACGCACCCGCGCCCTCGGGTGGCCAAACAACCGGCACAACGCCCGAGCCCACCAGCTCGGCTCGACAACGACCCATTCATCGGTGACTTGCATGACCGAATACCTCCTCAACCACGATCTCCAGACTGGCATCTACGAGACCTTCGAGTACAACGAAGACACCGGCGACATAATTATTAGAAGATGGGCCGACGTGCAGCCGGTGCTGGATGCCAACAAATCCTTCCACTTAGAGAGCGACGGCAAGGGCAAGGATGCCTGGCTGGCGGCGCGCATCCCGGACAACATCGCGCAGGATTGGCTCACCCGCTTCGGCATCAACGCCTGGAAGGGCGAGCACTGGCCGATGGTGAAGAAGCTGCTGCAAGACCCCGAATGGCGGGATTTACGCCCCACAAGTTTTAAACTTTGAGTTATAATATGCGGCCTGACCGGGCGTTGCTGCGCCCGGCCAAGCCTAACCATCGGCAAGGGAGTGAGCCATGCCAGAGGCTGATGACATATTACCGCGATTTCGTCGCGCCGCAGCCCGTAAGGCCGGGCTTATGTATTATTTTACAGGCAAGCCTTGCCCTAAGGGGCACGTTACATATCGACTAACAAAAACTGCACATTGTATTGAGTGTGACGTATTAAAACGCCAGGCGTACAAAGCTAAGAATTTGGCGCATTGGCATGACAAATACGATAATGATCCGGAATTTAGGGCAAGTCAGCAAAAGCGTATTCGCGAGAGATGGAAAGATCCTAAATTTCGAGAGTATCGCCGTGAGTATCATAGAAGGCGATACAAAGAAGACCTAGCATTTCGTGAGATAAAAAAATTAGCAGCGATTGCCAATCGCAAAAATGGCGGTCATCGCTGGTCTACGCTTGGTGTTAGTCGAGAAAAATTTACAGAAATGCTTGCTTCCCAAAATAACTTGTGTGCAATTTGTGGTAATGCTCTGGATGGTGGAAAGGAAACCCATTTAGATCATAATCATAAAACTGGTAAAATTAGAGGTATTTTGTGTCGTGGATGCAATCACGGGATTGGTCACTTTTATGAAAAGATCGAACTGATGCGAAATGCCATTAGATACTTGGAGAAGTATAATGTGTAATTGCAAGCACCTGAGACCAACCAGTTTTAAGCTGTAGGGCGCATGGCACTTTCGACCTACACCGACTTGCGGACCGCCGTACTTGGCTGGCTAGCCCGGCCGGGCGATCCGTTGGTGGCACCGGCGGTGCCCGATATGGTCCGCCTGTTCGAGGCCGAGGCCAACCGGCGCCTCAGAACGATCGATGCCGAGCGGCACGCGGTTCTGACCATGGACACGAACGGGTTTATGGTATTGCCGCAAGATTGCTGGGCTATCCGGTCGGTCGCCTTGAACGGGCTGCAATTGCAGTTCATGCCGCCCGGATCGGAAGTGTTTTCGCAGCCCGGTGGCAGTCCCCGCTATTACAGTTTGCTCGGCTACAACCAGGGTGCGGAGGATGGTCAGGGCGGGCAATGGCTGGAGTTCTGGCTGTTTGTTGGTCCCACCGCCGGCGGCACTATCGAGTTGATGTATCAGGTCGGCGTGCCGCCGCTCGGCGCTACCAGGCCAACCAACTGGCTCCTGGAAACCCATCCCGATGCCTACACCTTTGGCACCCTGGCCGAGGCCGAGCTTTACATCGGCCACGACGAGCGGGCGCCGATGTGGCTACAACGGCGCGACGCGGTATTCGCCTCGATCGAGGCGTTTGACCGCAAGACCCGCTGGGCCGGCCCGATGCAGATCCGGGCGCACGGTATCCAAACCAGCGCCGGCAGTGCCAGCGGCGGGGCGGCGCCCGCTCCGGTTCCGTTACCGGTTGCCGAGGCGGCGGTGCGGGTGGTCAATCCGTTCTCGGGCGCCCTAGTGGTGATGTTGGCTGGCGAGCGGGCTTTGTATGTCGCTGGCGGTCCTCGCGCCGCCCTGACGATTTGGTTGCCGCCGGCGGAGCCGGACATGTTGGTGGAGATCAGTTTTGCCAACCCCGTGACGGCGCTGACGATAGCGGATGCCGGCGCCGCGCCCTTATCGCCCCCCGAGAATGCTTACGGTCCAGGTGCCGGATTGCAGTTCCGTTATCTAGAGACGGGTTGGGTGTACTGGGCATGACCATCGCGCCGATGCGATCGATCATACGAAGGATTGTATGCCCACCGCTTGTCTGGTGTCGAGTGGCTTAGGGGACGAGGGGTAGCAAGCCGGTGACTATAGCAAGTTGGCCAGAATGGCTGCCGGATCAGCCGGATTTCGGCAACACCGGCAGCCCGGTCATCAAGAACTGCGTGCCGCTGACCCAGAAATCCTACGGCCCGATGCCGACGGGGGTGCCGTGGAGCGACAACACCCTGGACGAGGTCTGCCAGGGTTCCTACTCACTCCGCGCCCCGGACGGGCAGGTCTACATCTTCGCCGGCGACCGGCAAAAGCTCTACCAGGTGGTGCCGACCACTAAAAACTTGGCCGACGCCTCGCGCACTACCGGCGGGGCTTATGCGACGCCGCCCATCCTCTTGGCGGGCGGTCACTGGTCGATGACCAGCTTTGGCGACCGCATCATCGCGACCAACGGGGTGGACCCGATCCAGAGCCTGGCCTTGGGGGATGCTAACTTCGCCGATCTGCAGCCGGGTGACCCGCTGGCCGACCCGGTCGTTGCGCCTGCGCCGGTCGCCAAATACGTCGCGGTGGTGAAAGACTTCCTGATGGTCGGCAACACCGTCGACGACGTGGACGGGCCCAGACCCTATCGGGTGTGGTGGTCGAGCATCAACGACCCGCCTTCCTGGCCAGTCCCGGGAAGCATAGAAGCGCAACAGGTCATGAGCGATTACCAAGATCTGGTGCAAACCGACCTGGGCAACGTCACTCAGTTGGTCTCCGGTTTTTCTCCCGGTAGCGATGTCGTTATTTTCTGCGAGAGGGGGATTTACACAGCCTCCTTCACGGGACCGCCACTCATCTTCCAGTTTAGAATTGCTCAAGGTGCCAGCGGCACGATGGCGCCGCGTTCGGTGGTGGTGGATCACGCACGCGACCAGAGCGGCGCCGTCCGGCCGGTCTGTTACTACCTGTCGTCCGATGGCTTTGCTGCCTTTGACGGTAGTGCCTCTTACCCCGTCGGCGCCCAGAAATGGGACGCCTTGTTCTGGCGCGAGCTGGACGACCAATACCTGACTTATGTTCAGGGTATCCGCGACCCGCGCTCTCGCAGCGTCATCTGGGCCTATCCAACGGTCGGTTCAAACGGTCTTCTCAGCCGTCTTTTCGTCTACAACTGGGAGCTTTCCCGCGCCTCCTACATCGACCTCGATCCGCCGCTGACGCACGTCGAGTGGATGACGGTCGCGATGTACGGCACCATCTACAACCTCGACAATATCGACGGGCTCGGCGACCTCGACACCATCTTGCCGTCCTTTGACGATCCGTTCTGGACCGGCAACATGGCGTCCAGGCTATCCTTCTTTGACCGGGATCACCGTCTGGTAATCGGTGGCGGCCCGGCGATGGCGCCTACTTTAGAAACCGCCGAGATGCAGCCAAACGATGGCAGGCGGGCGTGGGTGCGGATGACGCGGCCCCTCAATGACGGCAACGCCACCGCGACAATCGCGGTTGGCCACCGCGAGCGGCAGACCGATCCCGTCACCTGGGATCCGCCGGTCGCGCTCAATGAGATCGGGGAGTGCCCGCAGCGGACTACCGGGCGATATCTGCGGTTTCGGATGCAGATGCCGGCGGGGCAGACCTGGAGGCAGCTTCAGGGCATAGAGCTTGACCTTTTCCCGGAAGGTTCGCGGCGCTGATGTGTCCTGTTCGAGCAGCGGAAGATTAGATGGCCGCGCACAGCCCGCTCACCACCACCGTGCCCACAGTGCCGCCGGATCAGCCGCCGCAAGCCTGGGCCTCATGGCTGCGCGGCATGGCGGAGAGCCTTAATTTGCTTGCCGCCCGCGCCAACAATGTGCCGCCGGACGCGGCCAACGATGCAGCAGCGGCCGCGGCAGGCGTACCGGTCGGCGGTCTCTACAAAAACGGCAGTGTTTTGATGGTGCGGGTTGCCTGAAGTCAGCGTGCGCTTGCCGCCGCTCGATGAACTGGCGGAACGCTGGCGGTACATCGCGCCGCTCCTTGCCAAGTCTACCCTCCGGGCCGGCGGCGCTTACGAGCCGGTCGATGTCTTGCGGGCGGCGTTTGCTGGCCAGTTCGGTATCTGGATCTGTGAAATAGACCGCAAGGTCGCCGCCGTCATCGTCACCGAGATCAAGCAGTACCCACGCCGCCGCGCGCTCGAAATGATCTTTGCCGGCGGCAGCAACATGGAAATGTGGATCAAGCCGTTGATTGAAGCAATTGACCGGCACGCGCGGGAAACCGGGTGTCAGTGCATCACTACGCTTGGCCGCCCCGGGTGGCTGCGCGCTTGGGGGGCCGAAGCGACCGGCGACATCGCGATGCTGCGAAGGGTTGAATAGATGGGCAAGCCGTCGCAGACCAACGCCACCAGTACCGCCATTAACCCGGTGCAGGTGGCACAACAACCTTATCTCAACTACGGTTGGGGGCAGGCGCAGAACCTCTACCAGAACAACCCGCAGACTTATTACCCCGGCCAGACCCTGGCCGACTATATCCCGCCCAACACCCTGCAAACCCAGGGCTACCAGGACCTCTACAACACCGGGCAGAACGTCACTGCCGGCATGTGGCCGACTGCCAACACCGCATTCCAGCAAGCTGCCGGCGGGCAATATGGCGGGGCCTACAACCCGGCCTATCCGTTTTACCAGCAGTTCGCCGGCGGCTCCGGGCCGGTGATGAATAACTATCAGGCGCTGGAGAACGATGCGCGGCAGGGTGGTCAGCAATACGCGAGTGCGGTCGGGCAATATGCCGCCCCCTCGATGGCATATGGCGCCCAAGGTGCTGCCAATAACAATCTGGGATTGAGCCAATTAGGCCAGACAGCCTCGGGCTATTACCTGAACTCCAACCCGTACATGGCCCAGATGGTCCAGTCGGCGATGGACCCGGTGACCCGCAACTACCAGACCAGTGTTGCTCCCTCGCTCGATGCCGCCGCCAGCGCGGCGGGGCGGTACGGTTCGGGGACCCAGGCCGGGCTTACCAGCACGGCGCAGCAGAACCTCGGCCGCAGCCTCTCTGACCTGTCGGGCAACCTCTACGGACAGCAATACGCGAGGGAGCGCCAGGCGCAGGACGCCGCCGCACAAAACTATGGCCAGCTCTACAATGCTGGCCTCAACCTCGGCCTGACCGGGGCGCAGCAGGCCGCCAACATCCAGGGTGCTGCCGGCAACCAGTATTGGCAGGGTCAGACCGCAGCGCAAAACGCCGCCAACCAGTACGGTGCGACTTCGCTGGCCGGCACCGCCGGGCTATCGAGCGGCTTCAATCAAGGCAATCAGAACTCGCTCGACGCCTTGCGGATGTACCCTGGCCTGGCGCAGGCCGCTTACTCGGGGCCGCAGGCGACGATCCAGGCGGGGACTGGTCTCACCGCGCAAGACCAGCAATACCGCCAGTTCCAGCAGCAGCAGATCCAAGACCAGATGGCGCGCTATTACGGGGTGCAGCAGGCGCCATGGCAGGGGCTGGAGCAATTCATGCACACGATCGGTCAGCCGCAGCAAGGCAGCAGCACCCAGACGACACCCTATTTCTCCAACCCGGTTGCCGGGATCGGCAGCCTGTTATCCGGGGTCGGCGGGCTTGCTACCGCGTTTTCCGATCGCCGCTTGAAAGAAGACGATCAGGTCGTTGGCAAGATTGGCGATCTGCCGATCCACAGCTTTAAGTACAAAGGCGATAACCAGCAGCGCGTCGGCTTTATGGCCGACGAGGTCGACCCCCAGGCGGTCATCGAACACCCCAGCGGATACAAGATGGTGAATTACGAGCGGGCCTTGGGCAGCGCGCTTAACTCCTTTATGAGCAAGAACTGATGGCAGACATCTCCACCTGGTCGCCGGTCGACGAGAGCAACAACCAACCGCCACCGGACGGCTGGCCGGAAAATCAGAGCCCATCGTCGGTGAACAACTGTGCCCGCGCCATGATGGGCGCCGTCCGGCGATTTTACGACCAGATCATCGCCGGCACCCTGTCATTGCCGTACCTGCCGATCACCGGCGGCACGATTACCGGCAACATCACCGCCAACGTCGTCACCGGGCAGCAACTGACGAGTAACGGCAATGTCGATGTCGCCGGTACGGTAACTGCGACCACCGGCCACTTCGCCGGCGACATCACCGGCAATGTCATTAGCAGCAACCAACTAACCAGCAACGGTAATATCAATTCAACCGGCCTAATCACCGCCGGCGGCGGGCTCACCTCGCCAGGCAACATTAGCGGCAACGTCCTTACCGGTAACGCAGTCAACTCGAACGGCAATCTCGGGGTGGCCGGAACCGGCAACATCGCGGGCGACCTTGGGGTAGCGGGTACGGTATTTGCGCACGCCTTTGTCGATACCGACGGGCTGTTCTCGGTGTTCGACACCTTGCGCGATTTGCAAGCTCGGGTCGAGGCTTTGGAAGGAGCAGCACATGCGCGGTGACATGACGCCCCGGGAAGAGCGCGTGCGGGCGCGGGCCCAGCGTTTATGGCAAGAGGCCGGTCAGCCAGAAGGCCGGGACGAAGAGTTCTGGCACCGGGCGGAACGAGAGATCGCCGCCGAGATCCACCAGGAGAGGAACCCAGATGTCTGATTACGCAGCACTCCGAGAACTCTATTACGAAGCCTTGCAGATGATCCCGGATGGGGGCGCTACCCGCGGGGGCGCTACCCCGGCGGAAGGCCGTGCCGCGCCGGGCGAGCGGCAGATGTCGGAGGGGCTCAGGCGCGATCTCGAAGCCTATGGCGGGCGGAACCAGGACCCCAACGCCGAGCCCGCACTGATGCAAGCGCGCACCCAAGCCGAGTGGCACCAGGCACAACAGGCGCTGGTCTTGGCCGAGACCCCGCCGGAAGAATTGGCGATGGCAATGGGGGTGTCGGACGGGGTCGAGCCGTCGAAACAGCAAGGCGAGCGAATGCACGAACAGCGCGCCAAGGACGCGGCAGACCGGGTCGAGCAGTCGAAGCGCGACGTCGAGGCCATGCGGCAAGGCGAGTTCCGTTCGGGGGGTGTCGGCCGCTCGGCGCCGCAACCGGCTTCGACCCCGGGCTATGTCCCAGCTCCGGTGCAGGGCCAGACCCCGCCGGTTCCGGGGCGCCAATCCCCGCAGAACCCGACCCACCGGGAGAGCCACGAGCAGACCGCCGAAGCGCACCGCCAAGCGGCGGCGATCCACGGGGAAGCGGCGCAGAACCCGGCCAACCAGGCGCAGCACGGCGTCGCCCAGGCGGCGCACGAAGAGCAGGCCGCGGCGCATGAGAAAGAAGCGCAAGGTCAGCCAGGTGCGCCGGAAGCCAGGACGCAACCCAAGAACGGCAAGCCGGCCAAGTAAGGGACACTACCTATGGCGGATCAGCGGGAGACCACCGGCTATATGGCCCTCCTAGGGGACGCCCCGGCGTCTTCTAGCGGCGGCGGTTGGCTTAGCGGCCTGCCAGGAGGGGGCGGCAGCCCCCTCGACCTCTATGGCGACCTGTTTACGCCCGAGCAAAAAAAGGCACTGCAGCAGCGGGAGCTAAGCCAGGGCCTATTTCGCATGGCCGAAAAGCTCGGGCAGGCGGCGCAGCCGCAGCGGGTACCGGTCAATACCCTGGGCGCCTTGGGCAGTGCCTTGGGAGCTTTCGGCACCGGCAGCGATATAACGGAGCAGGCGCTCAAGGGTATGCAAACGGCGGAGCAGGTGCGGGCGTTAAAGCAGAAGCGGGATTTGGCTGCAAAAGTCCTCCCGTTCTTCTGGAAAACCGCTGGTGGCGACATTTTGCAGTCACCATCGGACACCCCGCCGGCTCCGGGTGCGGTGCCGTTGGGACCCGCTCCGACCGCTCCCGGAGCACCTACCGGCGGGCCGCTTGCCAGCAACGCACCACCGCCACCGCCTGGAGGAGCGCCATCGCAGATCGGGCTCCCCGGCCCCGGCCTGTCGCCGTTTGGCCTGCCGGATACCTCACAGATCGGGCTTCCGCCACCCGGCACGTCGCCATTTGGCCTGCCGCCCGGGCAGCAATCCGGTCTCCTGCCGCCGCCGCCGGGCGCCAATCCGCAGATGGGGCAGGGGGGCGGGCTGCTAGCCGGCCTCCCTTTCGACCAAACCGCCCCTGGAGCGGGTGGGGATGATCTATCGAATATCCGGGTCGAGCAGTTGAGCGGCGAGGCGGCGCCAGCCGGGGCTGACGTGCCGTTCCCCACCACAGCCAACCCAGCCAAACCGAAAAGCGCTTGGGCGCAAGGCGTCACCTACGATGCGCCCAGCCGACCGTATGATCCGTCAGTAGACCGTCCCGCCAATGCCGCGGTCGGGCCGGAGGAGAGAGGTTTACTGGCCCGTGCCAAAGCCCCCGACACGGTTATTCCGCCGCCTCGCGATAACAGAAGCACTCTGCTTGACGAGATCGCGCGCCGCGAAAGCGGCAACCGCAACATCATGCAGCAACTGGTGCCGACCACCCAATCGACCGCTCAGGGCCCCTGGCAGATAACCAACGAGACGTGGCGCGACATTGCACCCAAGGTCGGGATCGACACCGAGAAGTACCCCAACGCCATGTCGGTGCCCGTTGAGGTGCAGCGGGTGGTAGCAGACCGGCTCCTGCAGGAGCGCGGCACGGGGCCGTGGAAGGCGATGCGTGTCGCCGATACCGGGGCGCCTGGAGCCGTGCCGGGCATGCCATCCGCGGCGGCAGCAGCTGCTGTCACTGCTGGCGGCAAGATCCCCGGCCTCAATATGACACCGCAGCAACTCGCCTCCTTTAACGCCATGTTCGAGATGGCTGGGCTTGGTGACCCGTTTAAGTCACTGTTGGACACCTATTACAAATCGCCGGCTTATCTGATGCAGGCGGAAGGCGCGAAAGCGCTAGGTGCGCTTCCCTTCGAGGGGCCCAAGGCCGCCGCCATCGCCGCTGCACAACAGCAATACATCCAGCAAAACGCTACCCATCAGAGCGACCTCGACATTGCCAAAGAACTTCTGACTAAAGGCGGCCTGGTGCAGATGCCGGATGGCAGTTACAAACAAATCACCAGTATTCAGGAGGGTTTGGCAGCGGTCGACATCGCCAAGGAAAAGGCAAAATCCGACCTGCAACTTGTCGATACAACACTAACTTTCCCGGGAGAAACCGAACCCCGCACAGTGCAAATGACGGGCGCCCAAGCCAGAGCCGTGGCGGAAGGACGCCCAGTGCAGGTCGGCGGCGTTACCATCCCGCCGATGACCGGCATCAAACTTGGCAAGCCGCAGGTGAGCGAGGCCGATAAAGCCCGCATCGGAATTGACGCGCAACTGGCAAAAGAGGTCGGAGACCAAGCCTTGCAGGCGCGCCGATTGCTGCCCTTGGTCGATGAGGCTTTAGTCCTTGCCCGCAAGACACCAGAGGGGTTAGCGGGGCCGGCATCGGCGAAAATCGCTCAAATTGCCGCTGCCTTCGGGGTCGCTCCGACCCCGGGTCAATCAAACGCTGAAACACTCGGGGCGATCAATCAACGCTTGATACCGCTGGTTCGCGAACCAGGGTCCCAGTCAAACGCGGAGATGGATGCTTATCTGGCCGCCGGCCCAGGGCTCGCATTGACGGCTGACGGCCGGGTCAAGATCGCCGAAATGACCAAGGCAATCGGGCAGCGGGCGATCGCAGTCGCGGAGGTTTATCGCGACACCATCGGCGACCCCTCCTCAGTACGCCGCGCTAAACTGGACGCATTGGACAAACCGCTGTTTACGCCGGAGCAACGCGCGGCGATGCAGGTCGCTTCCGCGCCCGCTACGACGGCGCCGGCGGTTGGTGCTGCCGGAGGGGCGCCGCCAGTACCCACCGCAACCGGGCCAAAAGGTGAAAAATATATTCTGCGTAATGGCCAGTGGGTGCCGCAGTAATGTCCGACCTTCCGCCCCTGCCGCCCGGGTTTACACTCGACGCACCCTCCACTGGCAGTATCCCCCCACTACCGCCGGGGTTCACCCTGGATGCGCCATCGCAGGCGGGCTCAGAGCAGCTTGGCGGCTTCATGCGCTACCCGGCGATGGCCGGCAGCGCGCTGGTCAAGGGTGCTCTCCAGAGCGCCGGCGCGGTGGGCGATCTGGAGAATTGGACGCACAGTCTCTTTACCCGCGGCATCTACGACCCGCTGCACCGTGCGATTACCGGGCAACCGGCCAATCTAGCGTTAGCGGCAACACCCGGTAACGATCCCCTGACCGGTCAACCGGCCACCGATGTCTTGGGACGGCTTGCCGGAGGAGGGCTCAATTCAAGCAATCTGGTGGCCGGCGGCAAGGCGCTGGGCGCGGTCGACCGTTCGGATCTGACGCCACAAACGACCGGCGAGAAGTATCTGACGGCTGGTGCCGAGGGCGTTGGCGGGGCCTTGCCTTATCTATGGTTAGGAGGGATGAACCCCGCATCTCTCCTGCGCGGAGCGACCCAAGGCGCGGTAGCCGGGACGGCCGGTGAGGCGGGTGCACAAGCCTTTCCTGAGTACGCGAATGCAGCTCGTGCCGGCGCCAGCCTCCTGGGCTTCGGTTTGGGCGGCAAGGCCTTCGATCTGGTCAATAAGGGTGTTTCGGCCGCCCGCGGCCTGACCAGCCCGGTGGTCGATGCCTATCGCAATCTCGGGATCGAGCCGACATTGGCGGGCGATGTGACCGGCTCACCGGTCATGCAGCAGTTGCAAGCCTTCGCCGGCAAGAGCCTGGCAGGTGGCGGACGGGTCGGGGAAGCCCGCACCCGGGCACTCGACCAATGGGGCAGAGCCCTGGACGACACGGCGGCCGGCTATGGTGCAGCTAGAACCCCGCAGGAGGCAGGGCTTGCTCTGCAAGACGAAAGCCGGGCGTGGATGCAGCAGTGGCGACAGGCGCAACAGGCAGCCGAGCAGGCCGTTGGCGCAAAAGTGCCGGTGACCGCTCCCGTCGATCTGGCTCCCGTCAACCAGGTGCTGAATGCCGCTACCCGCCGAATGCCAGGCTTGCCGAGCGTCGCCGGCATTCATGACAACCCGACCTTTCAAAACCTGCGCGCCGCCCTGGCAACGGATGCCCCGACCGGTACTGCCCGTTGGGAGGACATCCGCCAGTGGCGCACCGCGGTCGGCGAGGAGCTGGAGAAGTCGCTGTTGTCCGGTGACGGCAACCAAGCCGCTTGGCGCCGGCTCTACGGCTCATTGAGCCAATCCCTGGGCGACACGGCTTTTGCCCACAACGCGCACGACGAATGGCGCGCCGCTAACGAGATCACCAGCCAGGGTCATCAGTTTGTCGAAAATGCCGTGGGCAAGTTTATCAATGCCCGCAACCCAGCGGCCAACACCATAGCCCCGGAAGACGCTTACCGGGCCGCGATGCGCGGGTCGAACGTCGGCGGCACAACCTTGACTGACATCCGCCAGCAGATGCCTGCGGCGGCTGACGAGTTAGCGGCATACAAACTGCGCAATGCCGGCTCGGCGGCACTGCAAAACGCCCCCGGCACCGCGGTGTCGCCGCGTACCTTGGTCAGCAATCTGTCGCCGCAGAAGCTGGCGCCGGAGGCGCGGGACGCCCTTTTTGCCGCTGACCCCGATCTCGCTCGCCGGGTACAGGATCTGGCGACGGTCGGTGAGCGGATGCGAGCCACCGAGCAGTTCGCCAACACGTCCAATACCGGCGGGTACATGGCTGCAATGGAAGCGGCAATGGGCCTGCTTGGGGCGCCCGCTGCCGCGGTCGGCGCATTCAAAGCCGGCAGTGGCGGGCCTTTGGCTGCCGGTGCCGCTTTAGGCTCGGCGGCGGCACCCCTGTTGCCAGGGTATGTCGCTGGGCGGGCCACGACCAGCCCGGCCCTTACCCGCTTCCTGGCGGCCCCGACAACCCCACCGGGGCCAACCGCGCTGCCGAATATCGTTGCCAGGCTTTACCCGGAACTGCGCGGTCTGCTCGGGTATTAGGGTCGACTGCTCAGCATGCCGTAGACGACCATCGCCCCGATCATGATGAAATATACACTTACCCAAAGCATGCTATAATTCCTCTGTCTAAAGCACGTGCCTCGGAGAAGTCCGGCGGAATTGCAGCCCCCGCCGGGCTTTTTCTGCGTCTTAGGGGTGGCCCGCCGAACCGGGGTGACACATGTCACTCACTTCTGCGCCAGCGCATCGAGCTTGAGCGACATCGCGATTAGCTGGTCCTCCATTCCGCCCAGCCGGTCATCGATCGAGTTAAGGCGCCCCTCAAGCGCCGCCGTCACCTCGACCATTTGCCGCGATAGGGTTGCTGCGACCGCCTGATACCCCGCCTCACGCTGCTCGTCGCGCAGCCGCATCAGGCCCATGTCCTGCTGGATGCGGTCGAGCCGCTGCCCCAGCAGCCTCCAGTTCACCACATCGTCGCTCACTGCAGCTTTACCGCCAGCGGCTGTTCCAGCCGGACAGTGATCTGCTGCGCGCCTTGCGGCCAGAGGTGACCGGCCAGCCCGCCCGCAGCGGAGATCGCCGCAGCGGCAAGCAGGATCATCGCCGCCGCTTTGGTTGCCGTCACGCCTAGCCCCCGAGCAGTTTGAAAAAAGCCGCGCCGGCGGCGAAGAATGCGGCCCCCATGGTCATGCCGGATACCACTAAGGCCCATGGCGCCAATTTCATTTCCTGCCGCACACGATCGTGTTGTGTTCGGTTTAAATCGATACCGACCCGAGCCTGGTCGTGCTGCGCCAGCATCAGATCGATGTGCGCCAGCTTTTCTCGAATATCGAGAGGTGCGTCGCTCATAAGGTGTCCTCCTTCGTCCCGGCCGATCACGCCCGGAACGCAGTACAGGGGCCGCCAAAAGCAGCACCGGAAACGAAGGAGAACCTCGGAGACTGGCGCCGCGCTCTTAACTGCGGTGATCGCCGCAGTGGGTGATATCTAGGATGCCCGCCAGCCAATGTCTCGAAAATAGATGGTTAACAGACTTGGCGGCGGCGACGCAGCGCCGCCCCCAACCACAACAGGCCAGCTCCGAGCAGGCCCAGGGTGCCCGGCTCTGGCACAACCGCGATCTGCGAGATCGTGTCGGTGATGCCGGTTACGGTCGCGTTGTCACCGGTGGCGATGTGCTGGTTGACCACCATGTCCAACGTGGTGTTACCGAAAATCTCGGTCACTGGACAGGTCGAGGTGATCGGGTTGACGGTGCGGGTGCAGGAGAACGTCGTACCGTTGGCCGACCCGGTCAGGGTCGCCGACGCACTAGTCCCGGCCGGGGTCGAGTTCAGGGTAAAATCCTTCTCCAAATCGTGGATCTGGAAATTGCCCGCCAAGGCCGGATTGATCGCGACCTCGTAGGTTATGTCGCCCGATGCGTTGGGGCCCACCGTGCCGATAAAGCCAATCGTGACGTCGCCCTGCAGCGACAGAGCGCTGAAGGTGGCAAGACCGCTGCCGGTGATCGAGCCAGTGACGCTGGCGTTGCCGAACAGCTTGTCGCCCGCCGAGACGCAGTTGCCGCCTGATAGCTGGGCCAAGGTGGCGGCACCGGAGAGCCCGAGGTCGAGTGTGGTGCCGCTGCAGACCAGCGCATGAGCGGACGCGGCCCAGAGGAGGGCGGCGGCGGCGGCAAGCGGTGCTAGATGCTTCACGTGAAAACCTCCTTTTGGAGGCAGCCCGGTCAATACCAACGCAACCGGCATGCCGGGGGTTACGACGTAATGATTTCAATTAGTTAGATCATGTGGTGTCGGCGTTCCTTACACCTTTAGCCTGACAAATCCCGACATATGGCGGGAAGACTCAGTTTCGTGCTGGCAAGTTTTCCGACACCCTAATGCCGGTCCTTTAGTTCGACCTCGCTCTCCCGGATACCGACCAGGATGGCGTTCTCGCAAGCCTCCAGCACCTCCGCGTGGTCTTCCGGTAACGAGAACAGCGCAATCACGTGACCTAAGACGAGCCCCATCGAGAAGATGATCCGGTCCGGTGCCTCGCCCTCCAGCGCCGCCTCGATGCGGTGCACCAGCAGGATCGGCGGCTCGCTGTCCATCAGCTTCCCTCCACCCGGGTGAGTGAGCGCATGGCGTAGCCCAGCCGCTCCAACTGCTTCAAAAACGCCACCGCCGCGTCGTATTCGCTGCACCGCACGTCCACCAACCCGCCGCCCTTGTGCTGGGCGGTCAGGCGGTAATGGTGCGGCACGGGCACCCGCTTTTGCACCTGCACGATACCGGCCTCGAAACGGGCGGTCTGCCCGGTCTCTAGCGTGATGTCGGTCATTTTGCCCTCCCCCTCATAACGACAGCGCGAGGCCAAGGCCGACCAGCAACAGCCCAACCAGGAGTGCCTCGATGCGGCTGTGCGGGTCGCAGGCGAGGGCTATTGCCGGCAAAGCGCCGGTCGCTCTATCCCCCATCCATTCCCCCATCCATTCCCCCATTCGTTTCCCGGTAGGGAGCTTTTCTTGGATACGTATGCGGACTGCCTGAATGGTATAATTGGCAGGTTTACTGGCGTTTTCTGATGTATGGCGACTTATAAAGACGGGGGTATGGCGGAGAGAAGGTCCGCCAAACTGCAATAAAAACATTAATGATTTCAATCTATTAAAATTTACCATTGTTCACCTTCCCCCATTCCATCCCCCACGCGTCGGCAACGTATGCGGACTTGTGCGGTCTATTAGCGACCTAAAGGAGTCCAGGTCGATCAGCCGCCGCCCGCAGATTACCACCGACCTGATGTCGCCCGCCCGGATCAGCTTGTAGATGCTGTCCTTACTCAACCCCGAGATGACGCGGAACTGCTCGACGGTCGCGGTGATGGGCTCGATCGCGCGCTCAGCCATTGGCTACACCAGAACCGCTAGCCACGCGACCAGCACCACCGCGCACAGCGTCGCCAGCGGCAGGAACAGCAGGGAGTCGATGTGTTGGCGGGGCATGCGGACCTCCGGGACGAGAGCGCAGCCCAATGGTTGGACGATTTGTCCGCATAGTCAAGTCAAAACTGGACAATTTGTCCCGCCAACGCTAAGCTCGCGACAGAAGCGAATCCGTCAGAGAGACGCAGTATGTCCGAATCGCCGGCGGCGCCGACCGCTTTAATCCGCTATGACGCTGCGCGCCGCGCGCTGGCCGAGGCGGTGCGATTCGATGACATCAAGCAAATTCGCGATGTCGCGGTGGCGGCGCAGGAATATGCGCGCCAGGCCAAAGATTCCGAGCTGATCGACAACGCCACGGAAATCCGCAAACGGGCGGAACGCCGCGCCGGCGAAGTGCTGGCCGAGATGGCGGCAAATGGCGAGCGGCCAAAGGGCAGAAAGAAAGAATCGCACACTGCTATTCTTTCCACTATCGGCGTGAGCCCAACCCAATCCTCGCGTTGGCAACAACTGGCGAAGATGCCTACCGAGAAGTTTGAGGCGCACGTCAGCGCAGCAAAGAAATCGGCCGTCGCCAGCCTCAACTACGCCACCAGTCAAGCCGACAAACGAGAGCGGCGGGCGACACGGGAACAGGAACTCGCCGATAAGACGATCGCTGCATCTCATGAACTCGGCGTCAAACAATATGGTGTGATCTACGCCGACCCGCCGTGGCACTTCAAGCCATACTCAGATGTCACGGGTATGGATCGGGCGGCGGAAAACCACTACCCGACGATGACCTTCGACAAGATCAAGGAACTGCGGGTGCCCGCAGCACCCGATGCCGTGCTGTTCCTCTGGGCCACCGTGCCAATGCTGCCGGAAGCACTGGAGGTAATAACGGCTTGGGGGTTCAGCTACCGGAGCCACTGCATTTGGGTTAAACACAAGATCGGCACCGGCTACTGGTTTCGCAATCGCCACGAAATTCTACTGGTCGGTACTCGCGGAAATATCCCGGCACCGGCCCCCGGCGAACAATACGAATCGATCATCGAAGCCGAGGTCGCACGGCACAGCGCGAAGCCGTTCCGCTTCACCGAAATCATCGAGGAGTTGTTCCCGAACTTGCCGCGGATCGAGATGTTCCACCGCGGCGAGACCTATGACGGCTGGGATTACTGGGGCAACGAATCGTGATTTCTAACGCGATTCGTGCGCTGGTTGACCTCCAGCTCCACCAACTGGCGCGGGTGAGATTCAGGCCCGATCCGCTGCTTGGCTCGTATTCGTCACTAGCCAGCATCCTGGCTTCTGCGCCAAAACGGCATGGGCCATTGATCGAGGCGGCGATCAACGAAACGCTCAGAAATGACAGTGATTACGTCGTCTGGACGGAAAGGAAGTTTCTCGTTCCGCACGCCGCCGACCATGCCGTACAGGCTCAACAGCCTGACGAAATCGCAATGACCCGGTTGCCTTACGGTAGTCCGCACCGGACGCTGCAGATTGACCTCATGGCATATTCGCGCTCGCGCCGACGACTCGGAGCCTATGAAATTAAGCGTGCCAACGGGGCGCATGACGCCGGGAAACTGCGTTCCCTGCGCCGCGATGTATTTGCTGTTCAGACTACTCTTGCCAGTTATGGCGCGGCGCGCCGCCTCATCGTCGATGAGGCGATATCTCGGGTCATTTGCTATTATGGACAACGATCACTGCCGCCGCCGTGGTCGATCATCAACACCGAACTCGATCGCCATTTCGGTTGCGACATCCGGCCAGCCGTCGAGGCAATGACCGATTATTTTCGCGCCCGCATCGCCGACTTTATCGAAGGGATCGACGACTTCCGACCGGAGTTACGGCAAATGGTGCTGCCGCTGTGAGAGCTCCGAGCGATTCCCTTGAGGCTGCTCTTGATGACCACGCTTGCGGCGATTCTTAGATTTCCCCGTCAAAACAAACTCTATGTCACGGCCTACAATCGAAGCAAAGCGCTGTACCAAATACGCTGGCATCGGGCTTCTCCTTTCATATTTCCGATATCGCTCGGCTGGAATGTCTAGAGCTTCCGCCATCTGCTCTTGCGTCCATCCGCCAGTCTCACGGAGATGGCGAACCCTGTCGCACAGAGCCTTATTAAAGGCCGCCGCGTTCTCCCAAACCATTCGGACATTTTGGCCGCTATCCGCGCCTCGGACACGGCCCAACATGTCCAGCCAAATTCGGGGCAATTTTTCGCTTGATTGACCGGACGAATTGTCCAATCGTTTAGACCATGCGGGATGATTGGGCAGATATCGAGCGCCTGGGGCGCGAGTTGGGGGCAGGCGAAGAAGCCATTCGGAAATGGCGGACGCGCGGGGTCCCTGCGAAATGGCAGCTCAAGATCATGGATGCCGATCCAAAGGCCCGAATCGCCCGTGCCGCTTTCGATAATCCCCCAGGATCGCGACGCGCTCTCCGAGAGACCGCCGCGTGATGCTCACCGGCATTGCCGCCAAGCCGCCCGGTGAGCATCCGCCATTCCACCTCGGTTCTTCTGCTGCCAACCGTAGCAGTGAGGCCGAGGAATGCCTTTACCCAATCCGGGTGAGCGAGGCGTGACGGACGAGTCAATCATTCGCGCCGCGCTCCCGTATCACGGACCAAAACGGCTGGCGCGTCTTATGGCAGTGCCGGTCGAGACTGCCCGTCACTGGTACTACAAGCACATGTCCTCAGCTCGCCGCCGCGAGTTGGCGATGGCGTTGCTTGCCGAAATGGACGCGCAGGAGGTCGAGCGAGGGGCCGTGCGCCGCCGCCTCGCCGAATGGGCGGCTGACGAATGAAACCCCGGGGGGACGATGCGATGGCTGGCCGGCTGGGTCGCGTATTGGATCGCACGCCTATTGCACAGGCGCCACCAAAGATCGGAGTCGCAATAGGTCAGGAGTAGCGCGTGGCAACCCCTGAACGTCGCATCAAAGGTAACTCGCCATGACGAACCCCTGGCCGCAGCTAGCAGCCCCTGGCGGTCAGGTCAGGCGCGGGCGGCTCGCCCCTATCGGGCCGCCCGTGCCGCATGGCGAGTCATGACCGGCAGGGCAGGCGCGGCTTGGCGTGGGATGGCTTGGCTTGGCGGGGTGTGGCAGGGCAGGCCGGGCAGGGCCTGGCTCGGCCCGGCGCGGCGCGGCAGGGCCGGGAGTGGCAGGCATGGCTAGGCGCGGCGCGGCAGGGCCAGGCTCGGCTGGGCAGGCGGGGAGTGGCGTGGCTGGCCGAGGAGTGGCTCGGCTTGGCTCGGCGCGGCAGGCGCGGCCAGGCGCGGCTAGGCATGGCGAGACGCGGCAGGGCGTGGCGACTAATTGCGGAAACTTCCGGCCCACCAGGCGGGGGTGGCCGGGAAGTCTCTTTCTCTCCGCCCAAAGGATTACGGAATGCCACTTGACGCGAACGCGCCACCGAGCACCGGCAAGGCCGCCACCGCCCGCGCTGTCGCAATTTCGCCGCCAAAGTTCGATCGCGCCGAGATCATGATTGTCGGCACAACTCCGTATGTGCAGCACAATTTTGCGGCTAAGGCGATTGCGCAAATTGCCGAGACGCAGCGCGAAGGAAGCCGATCTCGGAAGGGCAAGAAGCGCGAGGCCAGGGACTTCGAGGCCGATTGGCACGCCGCGATGCACATCTCCTCCGAAGGCTGGTGCGGCATCCCGGCGCCGGCCTTTAGAAATGCCCTGATCTCGGCCTGCCGCCTGGTCGGCTTCGCCATGACCCGGGCCAAGCTCTCGATCTTCATCGAGGCCGATGGCGTCGACCGCGATGGCTACACGCCGCTCGTCCGCATCATTGGCGACCCTGAGCCGCCGGGCGAACCGCAACCGGTGCGCAACGAAAGCGGCGTGGTTGACCTCCGCATGCGCCCGGTGTGGCTTCAGTGGCAGTGCCTACTCCGGCTGCGCTGGGACGCCGACCAGTTTAGCGCTGCTGATGTCCTGAACTTGCTCGCTCGTGCCGGCATGCAGGTGGGCATCGGCGAAGGGCGACCGGACAGTCCGAACAGTAATGGTCTGGGCAATGGATGTTGGGAGGTAGGTCGATGACAGTCGAGACTGAACTTCGCGGGTTGATGGACGAGGAAGGCTTCCTGAAGCCAAAGGAGATCATTGATTGGGCTCGCGCAAATACAGATAGTGAAATCTACAAACATCTGGAATGGAACGACGCAAAAGCCGCAGAAGCGCATCGGCTCGATCAGGTGCGCCGACTGATTGTCGTCTATCTCCGCGACGATAACGGTCAGCGCGAAACCATCAGCTTGATGCAGGATCGACGCGACGGGTCGGGCTACCGGAACCTGCGACCAGTCATGTCTAATCGCGAGCTGCGCCGGATGGCGCTGCGGCAAGCGCTGCGCGAATTGCGCAGTTTTGAGCGGCGATACAGACACCTGGAAGAACTGGCCGCGATTTTTGATGCCGCCAATAACATCGGCGCCGGGCTTGATGACACCGGCGGCACTGCCGCCACTGCGGCGTAAACCACCTTTGGCATGGCGTGGCGGGCGCGGGATGGCGCGGGATGGCTCGGCAGGGCTCGGCATGGCCGGCAGGGCTTGGCGAGGCAGGGCAGGGCCAGGCCGGGCCTGGTGTGGCTCGGCGCGGAATGGCAGGCACGACGAGGCACGGCGAGGCAGGGCATGGCGCGGCGAGGCGAGGCAGGCATGGCTCGGCTGGGTGTGGCACGGCCTGGCTCGGCCCGGCAAGGCTGGGTGTGGCAGGCATGGCTCGGCTCGGTAGGGCGCCGACGCGGCACGGCCGGGCGCGGTAGGGCAGGCGTGGCGTGGCTTGGCCCGGCAGGGCGCGGCACGGCTCGGCTCGGCCGGGCAGGCGTGGCTAGGCCGGACGTGGCGTGGCGGG